TTATGCGGCATTAGACTTCACGAGCATCATATCTTTGTAACCTGCATCAAAGTTCACATGCGCATTGAACTCGAAACGCTTACAACCTTCAAACGGATTGCCGAGCGTTTTATTCTTGCCTAACCATTCACAAAGCTCAATGATAGACGACTTATCTGATGTGAAATAAACAAACGGCTTTCCTTTGAGCACATTCAACACATCGAGATAGTCAGACAAATGCCAGTACATTTTGTATGTCCCAACCTCTGTGGACAAATAAGGAGGGTCAACAATAAACACCACATTCGGCTCATCTTTATACTTTTCGTATAGTTCACGATAGTCACATGATTCAATCGTCAAGCCTTCCAGATAGTCCTCACTTGTCGGGTAGTCGTTCTTTCGGATATTATTGTACAATGTCTGCTTCTCCATCTCCTCGATGCTCAGTTCGTACTTCATCGAGAACATCACCGATGCCGAGATGGTTATAAAATCAATATAGCCCACCGTTTGCTCCTCATGCCTCAAACGTTCAAACATCTTCTCACGCATCTCACCATCTATTCGCTTGTGCTTTGGTGTATTGCCAACAATCGTTCGCAAATCAGCGAGCAGCGCATTTGTCTGAGGTATATGTGCCAATCGCTCGCGGTAGTTGTCGTAGTCGTTATATACCACAGTTGCCTCTGGACGCAAATGCTTCGTTATATGGGACAGCAAACCGCTGCCACCGAACAAATCCACAAACACTGTTTTGTCGTTGAACTGGGGCAGAATCTTGATATACTCCTTTGCAAACATGCGCTTCTGTCCGACAAAAGGCAGAGGTGCTGCCATGTGCATTTTCCCTCTCATACGTTCAGTTCAAATTTTATATTATCCTCACCAGCGAGAAGTCGTTCAGTGGGCTTTATGTTGTTTTCATAGATGTGTACATTCGCCAGGTTCAGCGTGATAGACTTTAGCGGCAAGTCTATCTGTCGAGCCATCAGATAAAGATGATAAATGTCCGAAGGCAATCCGAGGTTTGCATCCGAGCTGCGCTGATACGCCGACACCACCAATGCGCCGTTCTCCACCTGAAATTGCACAAGACTCAAGCATGGTGCCTGGTTACTCTCTGCGTCCGTCGCTCCGAGGAACAGTACATAGTTCTTGCTGTTGCGTTTCTCCTTGTTGATGCGCTTAATAAGTGGCGGCAGTTTCTCCATATAGGTCGGGTAACTATTCACCAATGTCTGACCACAATAGTCCCACCACGAGATGCCTGCTTCACGGTATCGTTCCACGCGACGCTCACCCTGCATAAAAAGCTTCAGCTCTTCCTTCAGCTTCTTTCTCGCTATACCGTGGCTCTCGAATATGTCGAGCAGATCAGCCGGTGTGAGCGTCAGCTGCTCATTGAGCAAGTATTTTATCTTGCCTTTTTTGTTCTGTTGGGTCTTGCCTTCAGCAAGCACCTTCCCCAATAATAAATAGTATTTGTTCATCGTGTTTTATTTTCGATACGGCAAAGTTACCACGCTTCCGCATCAAAAAGTAACACCACGAGCAAATCACACTGCAAGCCTTTTGCAGCACGTTTTCAAAAGCCTTGCACTTTATCCCCCGAGCACCTGAGCGCTACACTCTCGACCATATCGCTTGATGAGCGTGTACACCTTGCGCTCACTCACATGATAGCGATCTGCAAGTGTCGCCACAATGTATGAAACCTTTTCGCCACCACCGAGCATCACGCGATAGTCGTTGTACAAGTCTATATATTCCACATCTTCGATGCGTATCCCTGCCTGTTGTAGCCTTTTTAACGGCTCGCGGTTAAAATTTAATATCTCAAATACTTTCATTTTCAACTAAATTATGTACCTTTGTATCGCCAATCACTTTATGACAACAAAAATGCTCACAGCGCGGCAGAGGGTATATGCCCCCGGTCGTGCGCTGTGAGCGTTGTTATAAAAGTGATTGGCGTTGCTTTTTAACAGGCCGGGGGCTTTTTTTACATCCTCCCCCGAAGGGATTTTTAAGCGCTGTACTTGCTCAAATCTATTGCATCTTTATTCTTCCAGCCATCTTCCAGCATCTCTTGTATATGCTTAACGGCTTTCGTATAGAAGTCTGCAAGTTCATCCAGTGTTTCAAACGTACGATACACTGGACTTTCATCAGTGCCGAACTTAAATGTCACTGGCAGCGTTTTTCCGTCCGTCTGGACGGCCAAATCGTATGCAGCCTTATAGTTGTACTGGTTCTCTTGCGAGAGCCACACAGAGGCTCCTTCATAGCTGAAGCCCGACAATATTGCTGCATCCGTTTGTTGGTTGTACCATTTTCTGACGAGGTCTTTAATTTCCTCGTCAGTCGGCTTGTGTGTCAGTTCTGCCTCCATGTAGTCAGCAGTTCCGTCATCATGTTCTTGCACGTCCCAACGAACGCGCCACTTGCTTTTGATGGGGTTCACGCATTCAAGCAGTTTCACCTCCAAACTTCCTTGTGCTCTTTTCATCAACTAAAAACGTATTTTGTTCTACCTTTGCCGAATGTTTCCGCTTTGATGGTAGTCTCGAATGGGAAACCGTCGGGCATTTCACTCACTTGTTGGAGAATATTTTTCATCTCCTCGCTGTTGGTGAAGAACTTCTTCGGCTCGCCGTTCTGCTCGATGGACACGACACAGCGATCCTCGCCCTGGCTGGTTTTGACTCCAACCTCGAAGTCTTTTACCACGATGGGCAGGTTCACCAACTCGCGGATGCTTACCACCGCACCCGCAAATCGCTTCTTGCCGTCTTCCGGCTTGTAAGCGACATTCAAATCCTTAAATGACTTCATTTTTTTGCCTGTTAATTTATAAAACAAATTTCGGCAGCAAGCGTGCTTGGCTATTCCATAGAATGACGCAATCAGTTCTCGCCGTCTCTTTCTTGACTTGACTTTGTGTAGTTTCCTTGCATTTTCCTTCTTGACGCGCTTGCGCAGTAGTGAGTATGAACCGTTATATGTCACATACCCCAAGAAGTCGATTCCTTGCGCTGAAGGGAACACCCTTTCGTTTTTCTTGATTTCAAGGTCAATTTTTTCGACTTGCTCATGTACAATGCCGTGTGCCAGCCAATTTTCTTGCTTGTTGCCACAGAGCACTCTGCCGTCATCACAATAACGGTAGAAATGGCGGATGCCATATTTGTCCTTCAGATAATGGTCGAGGAACACGGACAACAAGAGGTTGCCAGAAGCCTGTGAGCTTCGCAACCCGAAGCTGATGCCCTCTGGTAGTAGATGAAGGAAATGATCCAGGAGTGACAGCAGGGTCTTGTCTTTGAATACTCTGCGGTAGCACCACATGACAAACTTAGGCTTAGTATTGTCATAGAAATGCTTGATGTCGAACTCGTAGCAGTAGCGTGTGCCTTCGGGATCACGTTCCATGTCCAATTGCATGCATTTGCGGAGATCATGTGTGCCGCGCTTCTTTATACTTGCTCCAGTCGTCCTGATGAAACGCTTGTGCAGATGTTGGTCCACCACGTTCATCACTGCATACACTGCGATGCGGTCGTACATGGAGATAATCTGCAGGTGACGGACTTTGCCGTATTCACAGATGGTGCGCTCGTGGTAGCCACCGAGGCGGAAAGACCCGTCGGCAAGTTTTGCAGTCTGTTCTGCAATCACCTCCTCGCGGTGTGCGAGCAGATAGCGTCCTTGACGGCATCTCTTTCGCTTTTTCCCACGCAGTACACGGTCAAACGCCTCCGAAATGTTGCCGTAGGACGTTATCTCTTGCATGATATAGCCTTCTCTGAGCATTGTCTTTTTTGTTTTATGGAAGATAAGGGCCTTCCTTTCCCCGGGCCAAACTTCTTCGAATCGTTACCGACCTACCAAACTCTATTGCCCGACACTTGATGTTTCAGCTTTCCACCTTGACATAGATGCTTTTGCTGTGGCTCGTTTCCCTCGGCTCCACATTAGGGACACGTCCCCGTCGTTGTACGCCGATTAGTTAGATTTCCAGGCGCGAGCCGACATTCGCATTCGCATTCGAGGCATCGTTATTCGCATTCGCATTCGAGACACCGCCATTCGCGTTCGCATTGTTGTACCCACGATAGACCACACGGCCTATGGGAAACTCTACCAAGATGCAAAGTTACTCATATTCCCGCCAACTCAAGCGATTATACTCAAAATCAGTTGCAAAGCGACAATATTTCAACGAAAACCGCAGCACCACCAGGTTCCAGCGAAAATTCTAAAATTTTTCGACCGGCTTACGCCGGTGATACCACGTCTTTCGTTTTGTCGCTTCGCTCCCGCTTTGCGCGCTTCGCTTTACGCAGCCTCGCTCAACGCCTTATACGCAGCCACGCTTTGCGCCCTCACGAGTTTGCCGCGGAAGGCCAGGCGCGAGCCGACATTCGCAATCGCATGCGAGGCATAATTACCCGCATACGCATTCGCATAGCTGTACCCACGATAGACCACACGGCCTGTGGATGTGCTTATCCAGTATATGTCCGAATAGTATGTGCTCGACGAGCCATTCATCGAGCCTACCGGCACTACCGCCATCAGCCTTCCATGAGCCACTGCCGTTATCCAGTTACCGCTATTCGTCGTGCCCTTTATCATGATCGTGCTGCCGTCAGGCATCCAAATGCGCCACTTGCCCTCATTGCCGCTCGTGTTCGGCAAGTCCACACCGTCCATCATGTCATACTTGTGTCCGTAGATGTCCTCATAGCCCAGGCAGCAGATGTTGTTCACCTGCGTCACCTTTGCAGCACCATACTCGTCCTTGTCTATATACCAGGCATATTGGTGCACTCTGTTCTCGTCCACCAGACTGTTTGTAACATTCGGGTTGATTGCCTTTGCGCCCTCATAGCCTATAGTGTCCTGCATGCCTCTTGACATCGTGCCGCCAGTCGTGCGCATATTCGTATGCGAGCCAGCGCCACACTGCTCCTGCATGTTCCTCCTGCCATACTTCGCGTATGCAAGGTTCGCAATGCGGAAGTGCATCAGAGCGTCAATCTGCTGCATACCTCGCTGCACGCTGTAATAATGGAAGTCCGTCCATGTCATGCTTGCTGTAGTGCTACCGCCCGTTATGCAGGCACGCAGCTTGCTGCCCACTACAGAACTGCCCACAACAGCGCACAGATGCTCCTCGTTGGCAAACCATTCTGGCTCCATATCCTCTATCTTGCTGCTGTTGGATAGTACAACCTTGTCAAACTCGGCTGTGTTCAATATAGAGAAGTACAAAGTCTTGGCTCCCTCAGGCACATCGCTGATGAGATACATGCCGGCCTCAAATCTGTTTCCCAACGTTGGCACCACGATGCTCTTCACCACATTGCCGTTCACGTCGGCAAATGCGCTGCCCACAAGGTTCGTGCCTGGCACACTCGGCCAACGGACACGCTTGTGCTTCGACACATCCACCACGCACACCGAATAAGAGCTGTCCGTACTCATGGCATTTGTTATGGTGTCCCTGCCACTCATCACTTTCCTGCCTTTAGTGTAACCGCCCTGCACCGCCTTGATGTCATCAAGCGTCAACACGTCCACATTCGGCACAGCCGGCATGTGATCCTTGTCCTTCGAGCTGTAGCAGCTGTAGTCCTTGCTGTTCAAGAAGTCATTGATACCCTTGCTCCAGAAGAAAGGCTCGTGCATCATCAGGTCACCCTCGCTGCCGTCAAGTTTGGCAGGGGTTCCGTCGGCATACTTGGTGCTGTCCTTATCGTCAAGCTCCAAGTAAGTCATCTCGCCGTCCAGATTGTTCACTACGGTATCGACATTTGCGATGTTCACGTTCCTCGTGGTCGCCTTCTTTGTCACCTTCGCCAGCACTCTGTGGCGGTTCTTCAGTATCGCTGCCACATGGCCGCTTGGCTTGTAGTCGTTGCCGTACTTGTAGCCCGTGCCGTTATCCAGGTTCGAGAGATTTGCATCGTCTGCCACGCTCTCGTCACTCTCCAGCATTGTGTATTCCGGCTGCTCAATGTTCAATTCAGGATAGTGCTCAGTATATGCGGCAAAGGTCTCATCATCAACGTAACGGGTCAAACGGTATGTGCCCACCAGTCGGCAGGAATCCACGTTACCGCCTTCCTCGTCCACACCGCCTGTCTGCATCAGTGAGGTCAGCAGGCTGCCGTCGCCTTCCATGTCGATGCCGGTCACACGCAGATACTTCACGTTTCCGCACCTTGCGTGCAGCGTCTGCCAGTCCACACCAGGGCAATTGTCAACCACAAGCCTGTTGATGTTGCTTGTGCCCTCCAGCGTCAGACCGCTGGTCGTCAGTTTGCCCAGATAGCGCAGTTCCAGTGTCTGCAACGTTGCCGGGAGCGTTACGCTCGTCAGCGGAGCACCCTGTGCGAAGTTCACACCGGTCAGGGCCGTCTTGCCTGCCCTCAGTGTCTCCAGCTTCGTGTTGTTGCTCAAGTCTATGCCAGTGAAGCTGCCTGACTTCAAGCCGGTCATATTCAGTGTACGCAAGTTTCGGCAGCCGTTCACCAGCAATGCGTTCAGCGTTGTCTGTGTCTGGCCGCAGCTCACGTCAAGCGTCCGCAGGGCGGAGCAGTTGTTCAGGTTCAGAGTCTGGAGTATGGCATGGCTAACGTCCGTCAAGTCAAGCCCCATGATGCGGCTCGCACCGTAGATGTATTGCGGGTCATTCACGATGAGGTCCGTGTCAAGCGTCAGTTCCACCTGACTTCCCGTGTCCTCCGCAAGCACTGCGCTTTCGTGCGGAGTACCGCTCGTGTAGCCGTACCCGAAGAAATACCTCTCGCTCGCCGTGATTCTTATCTTCCGGTTGTCACTTCCGAACTTATAGCCGAAGTAGGCCGCGAAACTGTCCTTTCTGTATGTACCGCACACATACTGGCTGTCCAGCAATGCAAAGCGGTTCTGGATGGTATAGGTGCGGTGCGCATATCGGCTGCCCTGGAGTGCATAGAGATAGTCATAGTAACTCGTAGTGCCGTCTGCAGTCGTCACCCCCTCCGTCAGCGGTTTGATGTACTTGTAGATGCCGTCCTTGTTGTAGATGCGCTCACACCAGTTGCCCATCATCTCCTCATTGAACACCTTCAGCACATACTCCAGCGACATCGTGCTTCGCAGCTTGTCTGCCACCTCCCTCAGTTTGTCCGGGCAGCCTCTCACAAGTTCCCACAGCACGGAGTCGTGGCCTGCAAACGCATACGAGCCGATGCTCTCGTCCATCGTCTCCCACGTTATCGTGTAGTCGTACTTCAGCACGGAGTCGTTGCGCTCACCAAACACCGTGTCCATGTCGTATGGAATGAAGTACCATATCAGGCCGTCCCACGTCACGAGCATCATGTTCTTCGCGCGGTTGTCCACAGCCATGAAGTAGTCCGTTATCAGATACCATGCAAATGGCGAGTCGTTGCCGAAGTATTCCGCATATTCGTTCAGGAATTTCGTCGGGTTGCCCTTGCACGAGTATATCCACTCCCAAAGGCGCTTCACTGCCGCCTTGTCGTCCTCATGCGCCGTCGCCCATGTGTCGTCGGCCTTGAAGCGGAACTCCAGAGCATCGTCAAACGTGTCCATGTTGCTCGTACCAAACAGACATAATGTCTCCGAGTTGTTCAGGAACTCCAGGCAGATACACTTGTTGCGCCCGCCCTTCAGTGTAGCCTCGTCATTGAAGCCCTCGATACCCTCAAAGCCGTAGATGATGCCGCTGCCGCTCTTCTCGTTGTTGAAGTTGTACTTGCCAAGATACACGTTCTCACCCGTGCCGTTGTTGTCGTAGAACAAATCTATCGGGAAACCGTCCACGCCGATTCTCACGTCATAGTTGCCCTTGTAGGCCATTTGTGGCGGAGTCAGCCAGCCGCATCTCTTCCAGATGTCGTTCACGATTCTCACCGCACCCGTATTATGCGTAGATGAAGAATCCGAGAAGTCCGCCTTCAGACAGAATATGTCTATCGGTCTTGCACCTGGTTTGAACGAATATTTGAAGTCCGCTACCTCCACACCGTTCACATACAGCTTCGTGCCGTACTTCGTCGAGCGGCTGAAGTAGATGCGGTAGTTCTTTCTCGGGTAGGTCGTCGATGAGGTGCCTTGTATTCTCAGTCCGCACTGGTAGATGATGAAGTCATACTCCTTACCGTAGGCAGAGTAGAAGTAGATGTCCACCGGCACCTCAAACTTCTTGTTGTTCGTCTGGTTCACCAGGTTCACGTCGCCCACAATCCTCATCACGCTCTTGCCCATTGCCCTCAGCTTGTCGATGTCCACGTCCGTGCCCTCGTCGTCCATCACCTGGTTCTTCTCGAACAGCACCACCATCTCGTCGCTTGTCGGACGGTCCACCATATAGTTCGACAGCTCCTCGTCATCGCCCAACGCACGGTTGTACACACGCATGTTCCTCACCTCCACGTCTGCGCTCTCGCTCGTTATCTTGATGTTCGTCGGTTCTGCCTGGAGCAGCGAGTCCGTCGAGGCATACTGCTTCGCGCCGCATAGGATGCCGTTCACATACAGCATCATCAGTCGGTTACCCTTCTTCTCCTGCACCACGAAGGCTATCTTCAGTGTCATACCGCTCGCGAACTTCGTGCCCACTTCCGAGCCTGCGCCCGTCCGCATCAACGCCTCCTGCGTGGTCAGTCTGAAACCGACATTGCCGGCCATGCAGTCCACCACCGTGCCTTTGCGGTCGGTCACATTACTGCAGGTCAGTTCCATCTCGTAGGTCGCACCTGTCGTGGTGGCGTCATTGGCAAATGGCTTGTAACCTATCTCGATGTTTGCCCCGTTCGTCAGTTTCAGCGCGTCGCCCGTCCAGCCGTTGCTCTGCCAGTCAAAGCCTTCAAACACCGTTTGAACGTCGTTATAACGCCATTCAGCAGGCTCGCTCTCGGCATTGCTTCTGCCGGCTGCCGTCAGTTTCAGCACAAGTCCGGCAGTCGCCTCGCTCAGGTCAATGCCACTCTCCGTCACCTTCACGTTCAGCTTGTATTCCGTAGTGCCGCACTTCAGCACCATCACCACATCGCCCTGCTCCAGGAAACGGTTTGTATATACCTGCGTCGTCCTCGGGACGCTTACCGTCTGCGTCCGTATGCCGTCTCGCCACACACCCACGGTCGCCGGGGTCGTTGTCGGGTCATACGCAACAAAGTCAAATCTCACCTGCTCATACTGGCCGGTTTCAACAGTCGGGGTCAGATGGTCGTCCGCAAAAATGCGTCCGTCACCGAAGGTCAGCTTCGTGCCGATATACGGGGCGTTCTGTCCGGCCTTCAGAATGTCAAAGTAGATGCTCTCACTCTTCAGCGTCAGCTCCGCGCTCGCCTCCATCTCGGCGACGATCTGCACCGTGTGCCGGCCGATGCTCACTCCCGACATCGACAAGGAGAAACTGCCGTTCGTCGTGCCGCTTCTTTTCACCGTCTGCGAGTCCCACTGGTGTCCGTCCAGATACAGCGTCACGGTTTTGTCGCCGCTTCCGCTCACCGCGAAGGGGATGCTCACCGCCTCGCTCACGCCGTAGCCGCCCTTGGCGACACACTCGGCTATGTTGAAGCTGCTGCTCAGCGCAAGGGTCACAGCCTTCACGCTCACATAGCTCTGCCTCGTCTGTGTCTTCCCGGTGGTCGGGTCGGTTGTGGTGGCCCTCACATAGATGTCAGTCGTGCCCAAAAGGAGGTATTTCGTCAGATCCAGGGTATAGGTGCCCTTGCTCACATCATGCTGCGTGTCTGCATACATCACGGTCGCGCCCCTCTTCATCTCAATGCTGACTGTTGCCTTCTGGCCCGTGGATGTGCCTTTCTCGTCACCGCTGCTGTACTGGTGGTCATACGTCCATGTCAGCATCGTGCTGTCACCTTCCTTGATGATGGTCTTGCTGACGGCTGCATCCAGCACGATTTTCGTGGTCGAAGCGTCACCGCCTCCACCTCCGCTTCCTGCCGGAATGTCCGCAGACGCTATCTCCGCACCGCTCTTGTTGGTCAGTGCCAGGCGCACGCTGCTGCCGTCGTCACTCAGTTCGGCGTTCATCCCCAAGACGGTGCTTGCCTCTATCTCCATCAGCTTCGCCGTCACGGCAGCGTTCTGCACCGGGTTCGTCGAACTTGCGTTCAGGCTCTCGTCCACCTCCGTCTCGCTGATGGTGATGGCGACGTTGCCGTCCTCGCCTGGCTCCAGCTTCTTGCCGTTCAGCGTCACGCTCTTCACCGTGCCGTCGCCGCCAAAGTCCTCCCAACTCGCCGCCTGCTCCCAGCTCTCGATGTTCGTGCCCTTGAACTGCTTGGTCTCCCATTTGCCCTGTGCCGTCTCATAGGTGATGCAGCGTCCCTTCGCACGTTTCTTCTCCTCAACGGCTGCTATGGCGGTCTCAAGCGTATAGTATCCGCTCTCCAGCGGAACCTGCTCCGTCACGTTATAGGTGTTGCCACCGCCGCTTCCGCTTATCTCCACCAGGTTCTCTTCCTCGTCGCTCCACACATACACCACGCCACCGCACACATACGCCTTGTCCTTCAGTACTTCCGTGCGCACATCGTTCATATACATGTCTGCGCCTAACCAGTTATTGCAGTATATGTTACCATTCTTCCCACAGAAGGATTTGTTCACCGTGTCATAGTACACACCGTCTATCTGGGGGCATGATACAAGTCGTATCTCCACGCCTTCCACCAGCCCGTCAAACCGCGCTGTCGCGCCGTTCCTCGCTGCCAGTGCCGTTTCCTTGTACTCCGCTTCCACGCTCTCTGCCTTTGCCACAGCGGCGTTGGTCTTCTGGGCGGCATCCGTGGCCTTGCCTGCCGCATCGTTGGCGGTTTGGGCCGCAGCCTTCGCTGTTGATGCTGCCGTATCTGCTTTCTTTGCCGATGCGTCAGCCGCAGCAGCAGAAGCCTTGGCGACAGCAGCCGCATCCTCCGCAGGTTTCGACAGCAGTTTCAACGGGGCGCTCACCACCGTCTCGCCTCTCATGGCAGGAAGGCTCACCACACCGTCCAGCGTGCTCACAGCTTCCAGCTCGTCCACACTCTGGCTGTCAGTCTTTATCTGGTTCACCACATCCTGGACCAGTTCCTTTTTCTCTTCTTCTGTCATATCATCCGTTGTTTTGATTATTGTTCAACTGTTCTCTAAGCCCATCGATAAAGCCGGGCACGCACAGACGTTCTGCCACCGTACCCATAAGGCTTACCTCCTCGTCGGTATATTCGACACTACCCTCGCCATTGTATATCTTCAGGGCGAGTGCGTGCGCCTTGATGCCATTCACGTTGTTGTAAATCATGTCGGCAAAGTTCTCTCTTGCGTCCACCGTATGCGATGCCTTGTGGCTGATGGATGCGTAAATCTTGAAATGCTGAAAGTCAATCCTTTTCATCGTATCTCTGTTTTTAACTTGAATGATTCAGTATCTGGTATCGGAAGCCGTCCACCTTGCTAATGAGCACGGTCACGCTGTCACCTTCCGCCATTTTGTAGTTTGTGAGGTTCTCATTGTGGTCGTAGATTCCGTCCAGCGTTATGGGTAATGACCCAGCACGCACCCGGAATGTCACAACCGTGGCAAAGTCCTCAGGAAGTTCGGTTAATCCGAATTTTTCAGCCACTGATGACTCGCTTGGAAGCGTTACCTCCACGCCTGACGACTTATCTTTCTTGAAGTACATCAAAATCACGTTGGCCTGCGAGAAATCAACCGAATAAGAAGTCGCATTCGGGTCAAAGGTCAGTATCTTGGCCTTGGTGTTCACAAAGGACGGTGCCATCAGCGCAGCATTTGACCAAATACCGTAGTTCTTGGTTCCGCCTGATACATGGATAAACAGACCGTAATTCGCCTGGTCCAAGCCATAGTTCCCATATGTGTTTGGGTGTTCATTTACGATACGCCCGGTGGCAGTGAACGCACCGCCTGCTGTTCCCGGTATTACATCGTTGCCGAACATCACATAGCCATCATTACCACCCACACGGAAGAAATTGCTATATATGGCGAGGGAACCGCCCTCACCGCTCTGCGTGGCTTCCGATCCGATACGTCCGTTACCAATGGTGAAGCCGCCTATGGTGCCTTTATATGATTCTATTTCACCCGTAAACTTTCCGTTCTTCGCCTCGATGCTGCCATCTTCCAATATCTTGAAATTCTCGTTAGCGGTTACAAGTCCCTCCAGCTGTATATTTGATGCTTTTATCTTAACGCCGTCCTGACCGGCACCGACAAAGGATTTCAGGTTGCCGTCCACATCGATTGCATACAGCCCCGACACCTTGGAGGTAACGATTAAGCCCGTCTCTTGCAGTGCCCGCTCGTCATTGTCATACACGGCTGCCGATATTTTCACCAGCCGCTCGCTCTGCTCAAACAGCGTTTTGTACTTGTAAGTCAGAGCCTCAATCTTGTCTGTGCTCAGCACAAGCATATACAGATAGATGTCGCCGTCAAACGCCAGCTTAAAGTCGCCCGTGCCGTTCCACAGTCCGCTGCAGGTGTATTGCACATAGCCGTCGGTAGCAGCGATTTCCTCGCTCACCTCCATACTGTTGAAGTCCGCAAACCCCGTCTTGTCAACATTCTCAAAACCTATCTTCAGCGTGCCGCCCTTTGCGCAGCGATAAAAGAAACTCAGATACACTGGCAAGGCTTCCTTCTTCCCGTCGCTTTCGGTCGGAAAGGTCGGCACAAACCGCAGGTTCTCATGCTTCTGTCGAATATACTTGTTGCGTATCCGCACCACCTTGCGTCCCATGTCTGTCACCACGCTCGCGCCGTCACCCTTCTTCGATAGGGCTGCGCCGTTGGCCCACACCCATTTGTTGCCGACGAGAAAGAACACCGTCTCATTCTCCGAGTTCCACTTTTCCAGTCCCAATGCAAACGTCGGGTTGTTCAGATAGCCCTTCTCGCTTAGGAAATCGTTCCTCACGCTGTCGATCGCGCTCTGCACCTTGCCCTCCGTAATCTCCAGCTTGGTCTTCACGTCCTCGCCGGTCGAAAGCAGGAACGTGCCGCGCAGATACACATTGTCCGCATACAGGCCGTTGCCCCGTGGCTGGTTGTTCCATGGAAAAGTGTCATCCTTAATGCCGTCCAGGTTGCCGAGTCTTGCGCGTAGGGCATTGCCAAAGCTCTTCCCGCTCACGCCGTCCATCACGTCCACCCTCGGTTCGCCGTCTTCAGTTGCCGATATAAGCACCAGGTTCTGGCGGTTTTCCACTGCCGTGTTGCCCATCAGCACACACTCGTCACCCGCCTTGGGTTCCACGTCCTCAAACTCCTCCTTCGCCACCACGATGCCGTCCGTCGTCACGTCAGCCACCTCCACCCAGTAGCTCCGCAGGTCTGTACCCGTGAACGTCTGGCAGCGCATCAGGTCATGTCGCACGAACATGTTCTTCTGCTCGAAGCTGATGAGGTAGTAGTCGCCTTGTTCCTCCACAGCCTTTATCTTCCCGTTCGCAGCGCTCACGCATATCTGGCCGCCCACGCTCCGCACCTTGTTTATCAGCAGCTCAAACACGTTCATCACCTGGCGCACCGTCAGTTTGTCCACAATCAGGTGCGACAATCGGTCCTCATCCATACCCAGCTTCCAGCCCCTGTCCGTCAAGCCCCCGCCACTATAGTCCCCGCTGCTGAGCAGTTCCTTCACCACAGCCGTCAGCAGCTCCGCGTTGCCCTTGCCGTCAACAAAGCCGTTCTCCTCCTCGCCGAACACCACACCCTGCTCAAAGGTTATCCGCCCCTTCGTGCGGTCATTGCGTTTCCTGCTCAGAAATTCCTGCTCGCTCCTTCTTGCCGAAAACAGATTGTTGTCCGTAGGCAGAGTCGTGTCCCAAGAGCGTATCACGTCAGGCAGTTCCACAGTGTTAGCCTTCACCTCGCTCCGCACGTTCTCTATCTCGTCCGCCATGCGGCTCTGCGTCGTTTGCGACAGCACGTCACTTATCTCGATGTCAGCCTCCGTCGGGCGCTCCAGCTTCTGGTCCACCACCGTTATGCGGCTCTCACGGTAGCCGCTCGCAAAAAAGCGGTCACTCTCCAGCCGCACCCTTTGCCCCATGCACGGCACAACGCCGCGTTTCTTCAGCGCCACATAGTCCGTCGAGCATTTGTACACGCTTTTGTCCAGGCAGTGCTCGTCCATGTATTTTTCCACCGCCGTCGCATACTCCTCCTCCGCTATCGGGTAATACTCGTCCGGCATCCTCACGTTCCACAGTATATAGGTGTCCCCCGCTTTCGGCTCCAGCACTCCGCCTGGTACCTGCGTGTCGTCATCGTATGGCCATATCGTTATCAGCTCAAACTCCCGCGTCTCGCTGTTATAGTTCACCTCAAAGTAGTGCTCCCCGTCCTCATCGTTGCCCAGACCGGCCAATTGCCCCGTCTGGAACGTCACACGCTTCACCAGACCTCCTATCTCATATTCGTTTGGATCGAAGTTCATCTCGCCGTCCGTGAAGTAGTATATGTCGAATGGCTTGCCGTCATCGCCCTTTTTCGTTTCCTTCCTCACCGAGCTCACCTTGCCCGTGCGCCGCGGGTATATCTCCTGGAACGCCGTCTGCTCGAAGTGCTCCACAATGCCCAGCTCCGTGTTTCGTTCCACATACGTCGCACGGCTCGGCAGCAGCAGTCGGCTGCTGCCGTATTTCTCAGCGTCTATGTTGCGGCTGCTGCCTATCGGGAACAGTCGGGTGAAGAACTTCACGTTGTCAGCCGAGTCACGCTCTATGCTCAACAGACCGTTGCCGTAGCCCAGCGTCACCTCGTCGCCCCTCTCGCAGCGGCACACGTTCACCGTCATGCCCTCTATCCACCATTCCGTCCCGGCCTCGTCGGCTATCTTCTTCAGAGCGTCGTTCCCGTACAGACCCTCCGAGTAGTCCACCACGATGTTGCCCGTGGCCTCCACCTTGCCCACCTTCCAGTCCGTTATGCCGCCCATCCAGCGGTTCAGGTTCTTCACCACCAGGGCCACATGCTCACGGGCCGTCGCCGTGTAGCTGAATACTGGCGAGTCCTCCGTGTTCAGCATCAGAGCCTGTTTGATAAGGCTCGCCGCACCGTACAGTTTCACCGAGTACGTCCATTTCCTGCGACCCGTCTGCTTCGGAGTGTACGTCTCCACACACCAGAACTTCCGACCTTCCCACACCGTCCAGTCGTTCAGCTCCAGTGTCACGCACTCCTGGCTGTCCAGCGACACGCTCAGGTAGTCGTCACCGCCCACCTCCTCGTGGTGAGTGCTGCTACTGTCGGGCACCAGCGTTGTCCTCAGCCGGTTCCGTTTGTCATATATCTTCAGCTCCATGTCCTTTGATGTCCTTTTTATCGTTGTTTTATCGTTGTTTGAATACCTTGCAAACGCCGTTTCAGTACAGAGGCTTCGGCTCCCTGAATTTCAGCCTCATCCTGCTGCACACGCCGCCTTCGCCTATCGGGGTCAGTTGCTCCGTCTCCGTTGCCCCCAGATACCGCAGTCTGAACGTGCGGTCTATCTCCGGCAGCCTCACCTCCAGCCATCCGTCCTTGCCCGTCCGCAGCATCGTGAAGAACCTGCCGTAGTTCACGAAGTACGCCTGCGCCGACTCGGCCCATAGGCAGAAGTACAGCTCCACGTCACGCGCCTGAAGGTGCAGGTCTATTTCTTCCGGCAGCTCCTCTCCGTCAGCGTCAGGGTTGTCCACCACCGTCAGCTCCTTCGTCGTGCTCGGCTTCAGCAGAGCCTCATAGTTAGTCCATTCTCCCTCCTTCTTCTCCGTCAGGAACACGCCCCATTCCTGGGCTGCGTCCTTATCGTTTATGTACAGCAGACCTTTCGTTATCTCCATGCTCTTTCCTCCTTTTTCTTACCTTGTTTTAATGCCGTCCCTACGCAGCGTGGTCAGGTCGTCCTTCATGTCACGCATGTCCTTGCGCATCAGTTTCAGCGTCTCGCTGCACTCGCCCGTGTTCGTATCTATACGTTTCAGGTGCCCCAGAGCCGTCTGCATGCTCCCCGCCACATTCTCCACGTTCGTGTCTATGTTCGTCTCGTGCACCAGCATCGCCGTGTACAGACCCTCCAGCTTCGTTATGCTCTCCTGCGAGGCCGTCGTGTATGCACCGCTCTTGCCCGTCTGCGTCGTGCTGTCCCCCTGCCACAAGTCCAGACCCTTCTCCTTCGCCATCTGACGATACTTCTCCAGCAGCGCGTTGAAGGTTCCCTGCTGGCTCAGAGCATTGTCCGTCATGTCGTCCAGAATCCGCACATAGTTGCCAAACTTCTCCTCGTCCGTCAGGTCCTCGCGCTTCATCACGTCCAGCATCTCCTCCTGAGCCTTCTCCAGCAGTGGGGCTATCGTCACCGTATATATCATCTGCTCCGCCAGCTTCTCCAGCATACCCGTCAGCGAGTCCGCAAAAGCCTTCCCCGCATCAGTACCGTTCTTGAAGGCATCCACCAGAGCGTCCGTCAGCGTCTGCCCAAGGTCGCCGAACACACCCTCAAAGTAGTCCTTCACAGACTCCCAGGCCTCCTCAGCCTGGTCATATAGGTCTATGATATACTGCAGGGCCTCCTTGTCATTCTTCGCAAACTCACGGCTGTTCATGATGCTCTCAGCCAGCTCGCGGTTAAAGTTCCCCGCACTGTCTATCAGCTCAGGATAAACGTCCAGTATGCTGCTGTACGTATCCTTGCCCTTGCCCCAGCCGAACAGCCCCGTCTTCTTATGGCCCGTCTTTATCTCAATGTCAGCCAGTCCCGAGTAAGCATCCTTCAGCTCCGAGTAGCCCTTGTTCACAATCTTGTTCCAGAAGGCACTGCCAGTCTCCGTGTATCCGAACTTCTTCTGCTGCTCAGCCGTGCCCGCAATCTCCGCCTTCAGCCCGGCGTAGGCATCCTTCATCACCCTCACAGCGTTCGCAGCCTTCCCGTAAGTGTCCGTGCCGAATATCGTCTGAGCCTTCTCCAGCTCCAGGTTCTGCTCCATCAGCAGCAGGTTATACTCACGCTGCTGAGCCGTCACCTCCGCCATGATCTTCTCCAAAGCAGCCTTATGACGCGCACTCGCCTGAAAAGCCTTCGTCACCCAGCCGATAGCCTCGCCCGCGGCAGCAGCTATGCCGCCAACGACGCCGCCCTCAGCAAAGCCACGGCCTATGTTGCTCACACTCGTCATCACACCCTGCACAGCATCCATCGCCTCAGCCATGCCATCGTTACCCGCCGCCTCAAACATCTCGCTCAACCTCCCGGCCAGGTCGCCCACCATCTCAGCAGAAGCCGCAGCAGACTCGCCAAGGCGCTTCAGCTTGGCCTCAAGGCTCTTCTCCTCACCATCCTCGCCGTGCTTGAACAGCTCCCCAACCGCATCAGCCAGAGCCCTGAACGGATTCTTACCGAGCACCTCCTTCTTCAGCTTCTCATACTGCTCCGTCAGAGCCTTCAGCTTCTCAGGGCTCTTCTCCAGAGCCTTCAGCTCAGCCGGCGAAAAACCCAGTCCCGCCATATCCTTCTGCGTGATCCTCCGCTCCGTCCTTCCGGTCCCGTCCTTTATCACAGCCGTGCCCTCAGCGTCCTTCGTCCCACGCAGATAGTCCATCAGCATCTTTATACGGTCTATTATCTTCTGAACCTCAGCCACACTCTTCTCCGAAGTGTCAGCAAACAAGTCCACAAGCACCTTGTTCTCCTTCCCCAGCTCCGTCAGCTGAGCATCGTCCACAGACTTAAGCGCAGCACGCTCCTGCTTCGACAGCTCTGCCAACGCACGCTCCTTCACATCCTCGCCTATAGGACGCCCCTCTGCGTCCACAGCCTTCTCTATATGAGCACGATCCTTAGCAAACTTCTCGCTGATGCTCTTGCGCTGCTCCTCGTAGTCTTGGTACTTGGCGAGCAAATTCTGATAGAGCTTTGCTTCGGAATTTTGCTTGTATGCGTTTGCGGCTTCAGTATATTGTTTCAGATAGTTTTTTTGGTCAGCACTCAAATCATCCATAGTAACAGTTGGACGCTTCAACCCTTGCTTCTTCCAGTCAGGATGAGCCTGTTCAAATGAGAGGTCTGATATATTCTGAAGTTCATCTACCCATTCTTGCTGGCGCAAACGGTTCGCTTCGATAAGTTTATCGTAATTGAGATTTATCGTTTCAAGTTCCTTGTCAAAACCCTCTTGCAAGCCGTCAATCTCCGCTTGTTTCAAATCAAATGCGGTTTGCTTTTCTGACGCTTCTTGTTTACGTTGTGCCGCTTCTACCTGACGCCCTTTCTCTTCTTGCTCTGCTGCCTTTATATTAGCTTTCTCCTGAGGTGTAAGACCTGTGTTCTTTGTCTTTTTTGTTTTCTTTGAAGTGTCACCACCTGCAGCCTCATAGTTTGCCTTTGCCTTCTTTTCTTCATCGCGTGCCTTGCGCAATGCTGCAAGATAGGACGCTTCATCAGGATAAAGGGAACGATTGTTGCGATTCTTTATGACTTTATTTACTTCATTCTGTGCATTAGTCCATGCGGTTTTTGCATCTTTCATGAAGTCTTTAGAGGCATTCTCGTGTATGCTTTTCATACGGGCAGTGGCCGATTTGATGCGGTTTTGCAATTCGTCAACACTAGTTGCAACACTCTCCCCTGGAAGTTGTACAAGTTTCTTTCCTTGCTTGTTTGCAGAGGAGATACAATTTTTGTAGAAGTTGATGGTCTTTTGAGCGGTCTCTGCGTTCATACTATTCAACTTTGCCATAAACTTGTTATGGTTATCTGTTCGCACTTGCTGCACATCTTTCCACACCGTACCCTCTGAAGCTTTAATCAACGATTCTATAGCGGAGTTGAATGTCTGAAACGTACCACGCACGTTCCTCACTTCTTTATTATATTTCTTGTCAAGGTTCTGATAGAGATTATAATCAGAATCTGACATATTCAAGCGACCGGTTTTGTAGTACTGCTTGCGCAATTCCAAATATTTCTTCAGATCCGCCACTCGTTGTTGGTCTGCCTTCAAATTACCTTCGCCTTTAAGATTACGTTCCTCACGAAGTTCCTCGTTATATTCTCGGCGTGCCTCCGTCAGTTTGTCGATAAGTTCCTTTTCGGTCTTGTATTTCTCAAATACTGACGGCATCAATTTCTTTAGCTTTTCTAGAGCTTCTAGTCTGTCTAGTTCCGCTAGATTTTCATCTGTTATGGTGCTTATACATTTTTCAATCGCTTCTTTTTTGTCATTGATTGCATCTGTCTGTTCTTTCTCACGATCAGCCGCACGTTGAGCCTCGTCAGCTGCTGCAGAGCAATTCTTTGAATATATAGCCAGCGCAGCGGCAGCAGACAAAATAACAGTTGCAAGTAACACATAAGGATTGGCATTTGCTGTTATATTGAAGGCTTGCTGTGCAGCTGTTGCAAGTCCCAATTCTTTACGGAACATAGCCACAAGGCGAATGTTTTCAACAAAAGAAGCAGCCTTCTGTACTGCCAGTGTTGCAATCAAAGCTGTTTTATAACTGCCATATACCGCAACAAGTGACATAAGGGCTTTTCCTACCGCTTCATAGTTCTTTACAAGTTCTGAAGCCACTTCAACGCTGCCCGTTAAAATACCCTCACTCTTTTCGCCCATGGCATTGAACATGTTGTCAATAGCACCTTCCAAATTTGAGATTTGTCCCTTCAAACCTTTGCTTTGCTTATCCAGCATACCATGAAATTTGCCACCCTCTGCGGTTGCGTCTGCAAATGCCTGTGCCACCATTTCAGAACTGATAGCACCTGCGGACATTTCGTCTTTGAGTTGCCCTATGCTTTTGCCTGTTTTTTCAGATATGGTAGCGAGTGGATTGAAACCGGCATTTATCATCTGGAGCAAATCCTGTCCCATCAGTTTGCCTGTAGCCGACATTTGCGAAAATGCAAGTACAAGCGAGTTGAAGCGGTCACGGTCGCCCATGGAGATGTCACCAATCTGCTTTAGGGTTGGTATGACTTTCTCCGCTTCGATATTGAATGCGAGCATAGTCTGCGCTCCTCCTGCAAGATCATTAAGCATAAGCGGTGTGTTCACGGCATATTCACTTAATTCGCTGAAGAACTGTGTGGCTTTGTCCTTGCTGCCTAACAATGTTTCAAACGAGATGATGAGGTTTTCCACTTCCTGGCGCACATCGATCATTGTTTTCACAAATTCCATAGCCTTCTGTGCCGTGAACACACCGCCAATGGTCATGCCGACCCGTTTCAAGGACTCATCAAGCAAATTAGCCTTAGTCTGAGCATCTAACATGCCCTGGCTAAGGTTCCCTTTCATCAATAATTCTACTTCTACAGCTTTCATGTCATTTCTTCAGTCTTGTTTGAAAACACTCCAGGATCTCCTGAGCGGTCCGCTTGCCATTTGATTTACGCGACGGCCCAGAATCTTCCTTGCCCTTCACCTTCACATACCGCGGGGCATCGGCAAGCATCAGCACCAGAGTCTCCCAGTTCACACCCCACAGCATATAGTCCACACTCCAGCCAGTAGCCTGAGCCACCTGCCAAAGCATACCGAAGAGGCTATGTGAACCCTCATACTTAGTTCTTAACTCCCCTTCCTTTAATGGCTCGCTATCGTCGGCTTCAGCGGATTCGTCGCCGCCGACAATGCGATAATACTCTCGAAACCCCGAGTACCCAGCAGAAGCGTCCAACGTCGGAAAGCAGCCTCAAGCCAAACGTCATCCACCCACCAGCGTAGCAACCATGCCACCACGCCCGACAGCAGCAGCCCGCTCCACTTCCCCCTGCATATCGTCAGAGCAACAATCCGGCTCACAGTGCGACCGTGCTCCCCAAGCCAAGCCAGACGCTCAGCCTCTGTCATCGCCTCCAGCTCCGCGTGAGTCACGTTCATACCCGCAAACAGACGAGCTATGCGTATCTGACCGCCAAGACGCGGACGACCCATCCTGAAACGCAGACGTATCGCCTCCTTGCGCCACGGCAGACGCAACTCCTTAAAAGGAACGGAGACACCCACGTCCAAAAGTGCCTCCGCTGCCTCCTTCTCAATATGGCTGTCCTTCATCGCTCTCGGTGTTTATCTATCCAGCCACATCATCAATGCTGTAAGGCTTGCTACCGTCGTCCGGAATCATCACCTCAACCTCAACCTTAACCTTCGACACACTGTCCAAGTTCAGGTCGCCGTCAATGTATGCCGAGATGAAAGCCTTCCGGATGTTTATCTCGTGCGACGAGTCCGTCTGTATCGTCAGTGGACTCGTTATCTGCACCAGGTCCGATGGAGCTTCCCAGCCCGTCGCTTTCTCCGCCGTCTTCTTCACCACACCGCCCATCAGAGCTGCCATGTTCTCGTAGTCCATCTGGATAAGGTCAAAACTCGGAGCAATCGTGCCGTTCGACTTCGGAATCACAAGCACAGGGCCGCCATGCTTCTGAGCAGCGTTGATCTTCGTCACCTCGCCCTTCGCACCGTTCAGCTTGAAGCTGTTTTCCTCGATGTAGCCAAGCTTTTTTTCGCCTACCTTAACGACCGCCAGGCCGTACATAAAATCGTTCATAAATCTTCATTGTTAAAATTGTTATTACCGTGCAGACTATTCCGCCTGCAATAAATACACACCAGTCCACCCACCACAGCCCTCGCTCTTTCGAACGTTCTCTGGCCGCCGTTTGAACGCTGTTCTGCAGGTGCGCGTTCTTCACGCTCAGGCGCTCGTTCTCCGCCTCATAATACGCACACAGACGCGCCAAACTGTCGCAGCCGCTCTCTATCACCAGGGTAGGAGGCTTGCCGCCCACGTTCTGCTTCACACTCGCCTTCACGTGCGCACGGCCCGAGCTCGCAGCATAGCTCGCTCCTTCAGGCAGTCGCCACAGACCGGAGTCAAGCGCTATCTCCAGCAATGCCGTGTCCGCCTTCACCGGTGCCGTCCACCACGCCTTCATCACGCTCGTCGCGGCGCTTGCGCTGTCCTTTCGCACTGCGCTTGCCGACACTTTGTTTTCCGACCTCACCGTCTGTCTCGTCGAGCTGCAGCTCGCTGCTGACAGGACAAGCAGCCCTGTGAGGACATAGCTGAATAGCCTCAATGGCACGCGACAGACGGTTGACAGCACGTCGCGTGAGGTTGTTTTCAGCCACCAGTTTCTCTGTGATCTTTGTCGTCTCTTCATATTTCTTCTGCGTTTCAACAAGCAGAGTCGATACGTCTTCGTACATCACCTTGTAGGTGTCATGCACGCTCTTCGCCGTCTCGGCCTCCTTCACCTTGCGGTTCGCAACCCAAGCGATGGCGGCACCTATGCCGCCCGAGGGTATAGCCCACTGCAGGATTTGCATGATTACTGTGTCCGCCATCCTTGTTTCTCTTTATTCGTTATTTACTCTGTTTTCACACTCTCCTTACTGCCTGATGCCGATGCTCTCCAACCATGCCTTCACGTCAAAACTCGGGCAGGCTTTAGTCACGCCTGGCAGGTCACGGTGACCCACAATCTTGATCTGTGGGAACCTTTCATGAAAGTTCCTCACGTAGTCAGTCATAGCCTTCAGCTGTGCCGCCGTGCGCGTGTCCTTGGCCGTCTTGCCGTCCTTAGCCAAACCGCCGGCATACACCACATGGCGGCTCACCGAGTTATAGCCCGCAGCACCGTTGGTCACCTCCCAGGGGTCCACCTCCGCATCCTCGTTGTTCTTCACCAGGCGCTCCACTGTTCCGTCCAGATGGAACAAATCGGTGTAACCCACCTGCTTCCAGCCCCTGCCGCCCTTCTTCACCGGGTCAGTGTGCCAGTGGCGTATCTCTTTAGAGCTTACCTCACGGCCTTCAGGAGTGGCTGTGCAGTGCAGCACCAGATATTTCATCCTTGCCATAGCCTAGCCGATGGGGTCAGCATACTCTGCCAAACCGCGTTCCACAACGTCATGGGCACGATCCAGCTCAAATTCAAGCACCTCACCTGCCTCGTGCACCACGCTCAGGTCTTCCTTGTCGCGAAACTTTGCCACGACCTTCACACTCACTGTCTTTTTCTCTGCCATAATCTTTTTTTTATTTTAGTTGTATTTGTTACCTGGGCGGAGGCGGTTCCACGCACTCCGCCGTTCCCAGTTTCTATCCCTCGGGCACGTAATTGAACTTCTTGGTCTTTCGCCAGTCCATCACCACAATCTCCTCGCCGAAGCCAACGTTCGTGTCGGCCTTCATCAGCAGCTTGAAGAAGTACAGCTCCGATGGGTTGCTCAGCTTGTCTATCTGGATCACGTTCTCGTCGTCCTGAAGGTTCACCGCAGCGAAGAAGTTGCCGTCCGCATCGGGCGAGCACAGCGTCGCCATGATGAGCGAGTCAGGCCAGGCGGCCACTGTCTCGATGGCGATGCCCTTGAAGCGCTTGCTGTTCACCTCGCTCTCGTTAGAGTTCTTGTGCTCGCGCTCTGTCAGTTCCTTGTCGTACTGGTCAAAGTCGTCAACGCTCATCAGAATGCGCAGGTTCGGGTTCTCGCGCATCGCCTTGGGGATGGCGTTGCGCACAGCATACAAGCGGTCTATCATCGAGGTGGGGCCCTCAGGGTTCACCACAATTACGTCGCTTGCCTTGGCTGCTTGCGTCAATATGCCGTCCATCAGCTGGTCGTCGGTGCCGCCGCTCACATACTCGCCGTTCACAAACAGGTTGCCAAGCTCAAACTGCACCTGCTTCGACAGCGCCTCCAGAAGAGCGTTCTGGGCCTCGGGAGGAAGTTCCGCAAACACCAGGTTGCCCTTAGGTTGCCACTTTCTCCATATCTGCTCAAAAGCTCGTGGGTTAAACACCGTGAACGCCATGAAGTCGTGGGGCTCCAAGGTCTGCTCGCTGTAATTGAAGTCGCCCAGGGCATCGCTCTTCTGAGGGTCTTCCTTGCGCTTCTGCAGCATCTTGCCCGCCTTTAGGCGTGGCACGCTGATTTTCTTTTCCACACCGGGAATCACCATGATGAGTCCCTTGTCCACAAGCTCGTTGCCCGTGGTCGCAACGGTCAGGATGCGCTCCAGCACCTCGCCGTTGTAGTTCGTGTTCTTTACTACTATTGCCATTTGTTTTCCTTTTTATGGTTCTTCTGTCTCTCGTCCTTTACTGGAACTGGCGCTTCATGCGCGCTTCCCTGATTTGCTTCTGGCGCTGCTCCCAGGGGCCGTCGCTCACGCCGGGCTGCACATGAAGGTCGTTCATCACCTTGCGCTTCGGGGTCAGTGCGGAAAGCACCTTCTTGCCCTCGGCCATGTTTCCCTTCAGAATGTTCTCGAAGGTCGGGCGGCTTTCAGCGTTGATGCGGCCGTCCTGCTCAGCTGCGTCCAACAGCTCCTTGCGCTCAGCCTCTGCGTCTGCCTCGGCTTTGTCCTCAAAGCCCTTCAGCTTCTTCTTCAGCTCTTTGTTCTCGTCCTCCAAGGTCTGTGCCTTGCCGGCAAGGGTCGCATAGTGCTGAGCCCTCGCCACCACTTCTTCATCACTCTTGCAGTCCTTAAACTGCGCCTGTTTCTTCAGTTCTTCTAATGTCATATCGTTCGCTTTTTGTGGCTCGTTCCTGAGCCGGTTGTTGAATGTTGTGTATATCTCCTCTGGAGTGCTGTCCTCAGCCACGGGGTCCGCATCATAAATGCCGTCTATCAGACCCATCTGCAGGGCCTCCTGCGCCGTCAGCCAGTGGTCTGTCCCGTCAAAGTATTGGGCTTTCACTTCTTCTTTGCTCATGCCCATGCGTTGGGCGTACATCTCGCCCAGACTGTCCTCCAGGCTCTCTATCTCCGCGATGCACTTCGCCATCTCTTGCTTGTTGCCGTAGCAGCCACCGCTCACGCTGTGAAGCATCAGACGCGCATACCGGCTCATCTCCACTGGCTTGCCGCACAGCGCTATCACGCTCGCCATGCTCGCCGCCACACCGTCCACGTAAAGACGTATGTCTGCATTGCTCTGGCGGATGGCGTTGTAGATGGCTATACCGCTGAACACGTCGCCGCCGTTCGAGTTGATGCGGATGTCTATACGCTCACTCTCCTCGGCGCAGGCTGCCAGCTCGGCGGCTATCTGCCCGCTCGCCACCTCGTAGCCGATGTCGCCATACATGTAGATGGTGCTCACGCTCGCCGCTTTCTTGATATTGAAATATTTGCTCATTGTCTCCTTCTTTGTCGGGCAGTTTGCCCATGTTGCGGTTGCAAAGTTAATGGCTTTCCAACCTCATTCCATACCCCCTGTTTTATCATGAAACGTTATGCCGGCATCATAACGCCGCAACTTGTCATCATGCTTTTCACTCGCTCGGATTCACTCCTTTTCACGGTAATTTTGCACTGCATTTATTCACATTATAAACAGATTTTTCAATGGCAGATTTAACCAATACACAGAAAAAGGAGTGGGCTCGCACGCTTTATCTCCGGGAAAACCTCACACAGCAGGAGATTGCCGACCGTGTGGGAGTGTCACGCGTCACAGTCTCAAACTGGTGCCGCGGCGGCAAATGGGAGGAACAGAAGGTCGGACTCACGCTCACACGTCGTGAGCAGGTACAAAGCCTCTATCGTCAGGTGGCCGAAGTCAACAACGCAATACAGCTCAAACCAGAGGGACAACGATACCCTGATGCTAAGCAGGCTGACACTATCGTGAAGCTCACATCCGCAATACGAAACATGGAGCAAGAGGTGGGCATCGCCGACCGCATCGCTGTGCTCACTGATGTCATCGAGTGGATGCGACCATCCGACCTCGACAAGGCAAAGGAGCTAACCTCGCTTTTCGACGCTTACATCAAGGACAAACTCTAACAGCGTATGAAACAGACTGACCGTATAGCACTACAAAACTGGGAAAAGTTCAAGGACAACATCGCGCGCGCAACGCCCGTCGATCGCTCCATGTCACAGGCCGAAATACAGAAGCACCGTGCATGGCTTGAAGCACGCCCGCTCGAATGGATAAAATTCTTTTTCCCGAATTTCGCACAGTATGAGTTCGCACCTTTTCAGAAAAGGGCCATACGACGCATTCTCTCCAATCCAGAGTGGTTCGAGGTAATCTCATGGAGCCGAGAGCTCGCCAAGTCCACTTGTGCCATGTTCTGCATCATGTACCTCACACTCACAGGGCTTAAACGAAATGTCATACTCACATCCAATTCTTTCGACAATGCCGTCCGCCTGCTCGACCCGTTCCGGGCCAACCTCGAGGCCAACGGGCGCATCATCGCCTACTACGGAAAGCAGCAGTCGCTCGGCTCATGGACGGAGGACGAGTTCATCACCAAGCAGGGGGTGGCATTCCGGGCACTCGGTGCAGGACAGTCACCACGTGGCTCCAGAAAGGATGCCGTACGCCCGGATGTATTGATTGTCGATGACTTCGACACAGACCAGGACACGCTCAACCCCGACATCATACAGAAACGATGGGACTGGTGGGAGAAGGCGCTTTACCCAACGCGCTCTGTCTCTGAGCCTACACTGGTGCTCTTCTGCGGCAACATCATCGCCAAGGACTGCTGTGTCGTACGCGCAGGAGCAATGGCCGACCATTGGGACATCGTTAATATCCGCGACAAGGACGGACACTCCACATGGCCCGAGAAAAACTCTGAGGAGCACATCGACCGTGTTCTCGCCAAGATTTCCAAGAAGTCAGCGCAGGGCGAGTACTTCAACAACCCCATCTCAGAGGGCGAGATATTCTCCGAAATGGCGTTCGGAAAGGTACCACAGCTCTCCAAGTTCAAGTTCCTCGTGGCTTACGGCGACCCCGCTCCGGGCGAAGGCAAGGGCAAAAAAGGCAAGTCGTTCAAGACGGTCTCACTCCTCGGCAAGCTCTCCGGCAAGCTGTACGTCATAAAGACGTTTTTGGCTCAGGCGCTCAATGCCGAGTTCATCGACTGGTATGTGCAGCTGCTCGCATTTGTCGGAGGTCGTGCTCCGGTCTATTGCTACATGGAGAACAACAAACTCCAGGACCCGTTCTTTCAGCAGGTATTTAAGCCGCTCGTCGCCAAGGTGCGACGCGAGCAGGGCGTACAGCTCTACATACGAGGAGACGAGGAGAAGAAAACCGACAAGGCAACACGCATCGAGGCCAATCTGGAACCCATGAACCGTGCCGGCAATCTCATACTCAACGAGGCGGAACGCGACAATCCCCACATGAAGGAACTCCTCGACCAGTTCACGCTCTTCACCCTCTCACTACGCTATCCGGCCGACGGTCCTGATGCCGTTGAGGGCGGCAATCGCATCATCGACGAGATTCAGCACAGGGCCGAACCACCGGTCACACGCTCGCGTGCCGACATACGCACACGCAACAAACGAAGATTATAAATTCTAAACAATGTATATATGAGCCAATTCGTACAACTTTCCGACTACGATGCCTCCATTCACCGAGAGATTCTCGATGCGCTCACCAGAGCCGACGAATCGGTCATCGAGATTTGTGAGGATCGGGCCATCGCCGAAATGAGGTGCTATCTCTCCAAACGATACGACTGCGACCGTATCTTCGCGGCCACTGGGGTCGACCGACTCCAGCTCGTACTCATGATGGTCATAGACATCGCCGTATACCACATCTTCTGTATTCACAACCCGCAGAAACTCTCGCAGCTGCGCAAGGACCGCTACGACCGGGCAGTCGAATGGATGAAGGCGGTCGCTGCAGAGGACATCTCCATCGAGGGGGCACCGCTACTGCCCGAGGAGGTGCGTGCTGCACATGCGCCATTCCGCTTGAAAAGCAACCCCAAACGGGTCAATCACTGGTAACTGACAATTAAAAATTCTGATTATGACAAAACGAAAGTATAGCAAAGCCCCAAAGGGCAAAATCACCATAGGCGGAAACATTCCCCAGCAGGGACAGCAGCACCCCAATGTCATTGTGCTCACGCAGCCAAAGCGCTTCGGCATCGACATCGCAGACTTCACTTCGGCTGTCCGGGCGGCAGAGGATGTCGATTTCTCGCGACGATACAAACTCTACGACCTTTACTCTGACATACTCATGGACACACACCTCTCCTGCGTCATCGAGAAGCGACGCAATGCAGTACTCTGTGCCGACATCGAGTTCTGGAGAGACGGCAAGCCCGACGAGGCAGTCAACGAGCAGATTAAGTCACCATGGTTCTCACGACTCGTCACCGACATTATAGATGCCAAGATGTGGGGCTTTTCTCTCTGCCAGTTCTATCGCCAGGGGGAGTGGGTCGATTACGACCTCATCCCAAGAAAGCACGCCGACCCGGTGCGCCGACTCATACTACGACGTCAGACCGACATTACCGGTACCTCATGGGACGAATACCCCGACCTGCTTTTCATCGGATCGCCATCTGACCTCGGACTCCTCGCCAAGGCTGCACCATGGGTCATATACAAGCGCAACACCACGGGCGACTGGTCACAGTTCTCCGAGGTCTTTGGCATGCCCATTCAGGAGTACACTTACGAGACCGATGACGAAGACTCACGACAGCGAGCCATCGACGATGCATACAATGCCGGCTCGCTCGCAGTTTTCGTGCATGGCAAGGACACCACGCTAAACCTCGTTGAGGCGGGCAACAAGACGGGGTCGGCAGATGTCTACGAGAGATTCTGTGAGCGCTGCAACAACGAGATTTCAAAGCTCATACTCGGAAACACGCTCACCACCGAGTCCTCAGAAAACGGAACGCAGGCGCTCGGCACGGTACATAAGAAGGTGGAGGACCGAGTGGCGCAGGCCGACAGACGATATATCCTCGATGTGCTCAATTACGACATGACGGACATATTCCAGCGCATGGGCATCAATACCTTTGGAGGAGAGTTCTGTTTCCCCGAGCAGAAGGACATCGACCCTTCCACAAAGATGAACATACTCACGCAGCTGCGCACCAACTTTCAGCTGCCTGTCTCCGACGACTATCTCTATGAGGAGTTCGGTGTCGAAAAACCTGCCGATTACGACAAACTGAAAGCCGAACAGCAACAAAAAAAGGAGGCGCTTGCCTCCATTGCCAATCAGCAGTTCCCTGCCGATGATGATGACGAACCCGATAACAGCGACGACAAAAAGAACTCCGAACCGTCGCCCAAACAAAAAAAGTCTTTCAAAAACTGGCTGCGCTCTTTTTTCGCAAAAGCCCCGCAACCGGGCGGGGCGGATTTAGAGTGGTAGTCAACAATCTCTACCAGGCGAAGACTGACGATGTGGCTGCGTCAATGGAGTTCTCCGACGATTTCATCGCGCAGGTTCTCCACGACATCTACCGTCGGGGCAAGGCGCAGTCTCCCACCGACCTTTCGCCCGAACTGTTCCGTGCCATCCTGCGCAGATTCAATGAGGCTACAGCACAGGGCATGGCTGCAGCCGATGTGCCCGACCTGGATGACGACTTCCGGCAGGCGCTACGCCATTCCAACGAGGTCTTCTCTGCCTTCAAGGTTCACCGTATGCAATCTGATATGGCAAGACTTCTCTCCGATTCAAACGGCGATTTAAAGCCGTTCAATCAGTGGGCAAACGATGTTCTGCCCATCGCCTCGCATCAGTGTGGGGCATGGCTGCGCACCGAATACGACACGGCGGTTATTCGGGCACACCAGGCAGCCGACTGGCAACAGTTCCTACGGGAGGCAGACGTACTGCCCAACCTCAAATGGATGCCATCCACATCGCCCAATCCGGGCGCCGACCATCAGCTCTTTTGGAACACGGTCCGACCCATCAACGACCCCTTCTGGAACGAACACCGGCCGGGCGACCGATGGAACTGCAAGTGCTCGCTTACATCCACCGACGAACCATGCACTGCTGCGCCTTCTTCCGACAAGGCAAGCAACCCGCAGCCCGGACTCGATTCCAATCCTGGCACCGACAAGGCCACGTTCTCACAGTCGCATCCGTACTTCCCCAAATCCTGCAGCTCGTGTCCTTTCAACAAGGGCATGAAAAATAGATTGATGAAGGTCTTTCGGAATGAGGAGAAACATTGCTACAACTGTAGCAAGATAAATCGTGCCATACAGCAGCCTGGAGTCACCACGGCAAAGGCGCTTGTCGATAATGTCGCAAAGGATATGATAGCCAGAAAAACGGCTTGTAGCTTCTATTCGTTCAGTGATCGTGAAGTCGCAAAAATCAAGCAGCAGGGGGTTGAGTTGGTGTCAAGGGACATTTTCCTTTCTGACCAAAGAATACTTCATGCCTTGCGAGATTTCAAGAAGAATAACGGAAAATCGGTAAGTCCTGACGAGTTGAAGTTCTTTGTCGAAAACATAGCAGCATGCAGCATGTACTTCGACACGGAGAAGGCAAACATCATCTTTGCCACAAAGCAGAACGGCAAGGTGCAAAAGTTCGTGGTTGAGCCAAACTATAAAATAAAAGCCAATGGTACAAAATTCACGGCAAACGCATTCATCACAGCAGGTGTAACACAACAATATAATTTGGATGAAGATAAATATATAAAAATAAGGTGATAATAACGGTAGGAATCGAACCTACGATATGCGCTCTGAAGACCGCTCGGCTACCTG